AAGATCTTGTACACTCTAAGGGATGATTCAAATGTCTTTATTATCTCACACAAGCAGGATCTACTTGATGGAAAATTCCCAGCCAAGATTGAATTCAAGAAGCACAATAACTTCTCTAGTGCAAGTTGTTCATAGTCAGTGGTTTAGAACATCTATAACAGTAGAATATAGTTTGTAAGTCATTGATAATCAATAGGATAGAACCCATATAATAATCGCAGGATAATGATCAAAGGAAGAGAAGCAGATACCTTCAATATCACCAGACTCCACCTAGAATCGATGTTGAGTAAATCCGATGATAAGTCGGCAACAGATCTATTTGAGACGTTCTTCTGTGGTGTGATAGCCCCAGAGTTCTCAAAGTCATATGGAATTGATCTAAAATACACCAAAGACTATGGTGAACTGATTGATGAGTTGGATAAGATTCATGAATCATTGACAGTCAATGACTTATGACTTTTTAGGCTTCCTCGCCTCAAACTTCGTAACCAGTTAATACTCAAGGGTTTAAACTCCTGTACTAATCGCTGATCATATGTTATAATATTACTATGACAGTGAGAAAGAAAAGAAACGACAGAAACTACATCATCTATCGAGTGACTATAGGTGATGAGATATATGTTGGATTGACTGTTGCTGTTGGTCGTGGATACTGGAAGTCTGTAAAGATTCGTGTTCAGAAACACATCTCACGTGCTTTGAATGAAGATAAAGACTGGACGATGTGTAACTGCATTCGTGAGAGTGACGAGACAATCTACTATGAGATTTTGGAAGTCATCCGTGGTCGCAAGAATGCTTACCAAAGAGAGAGGGAATTGATTCTTGAATTGGAACCATCTTTGAATGACTTTTAATATGCTGACTATCAACAACTTAGGACTTTTATTGAAATGTAAAAATGAGTTCCATAACCCTTTGATAGTCAATAAGATAAAGATGTTTACAAAACCCTTAAAATAGGATATAATATACATATAAGATTGAGAAAGACCTATACTATGAAATTAACCAAAAACACAGAAAACAAATCCACTTTGGCTCGCCTGCTTGCTAAAGAGAATATCACCGTAACTCATGGTAACATGAAGACGGCTTATTTCGATGTTAAGAATCGTGTGCTCGGATTGCCTACTTGGAAAGACCGCGGTCAAGATGTTACAGACATGCTGATCGGCCACGAAGTTGGTCATGCTCTTTATACGCCAGCAACGGCAATCGAAGATTTTAAGTCTGCATGTGGTAGCCTCCCATTTGATGTGTGTAACATTGTTGAAGATATTCGAATCGAGCGCATGATTAAGGATACATATCCTGGTCTTCCTCGTGTTTTCCGAAAGGCATACACAATCCTTGTCGAACATGACTTCTTTGCTATTGCTGGAAAAGATGTAGCATCTCTCAAATTCATTGACCGATTGAATCTTCGAGGTAAGATTGGTGATATCGCAAGTATTCCACTTAACTCAGACGAGGAAGTGATATATCAAAAGTGTCTTGCTGCTCAAACATTCGAAGATGTTCTTGAGATTTGTAAAGAGATTGCCTCTGATCATAAAGAAGAGCCTGAGCCTGAGCCAGAAGAGCCAGAAGAGCCAGAAGAGCCAGAAGAGCCTGAAGAGTCTGAAGGTGAAGAGCCAGAAGAATCCGAAGGTGAAGAATCCGAAGGTGAAGAGTCATCCACTGATTCTGCCGACGATGGTGAATCTGCGGAAGATGAAGAAAATGATTCTGGTTCCGATTCGTCTGATTCTGATTCTGATGCTGATGCATCTTCGGCTGATGTCAAGAGTGATGAAAATGCTAAAACCATAGCCGAAAATTCTGAAGGTGGAGGTGATATGATCTCTAATGGCACCGAAGCTGCTGATGTACACGAAGATTTAGTTTCGGAAACACTCCAAAATTTTGAAGAGTCGATTGAGAAAGATATTGAGTTGCCCTCAGAGAACGGATACATGCCAGTCATGTTACCTCGCAAAGCATATGTTTATGACAAGATGATCTCTCACAAAGAATTGGCTGCCGACCGCGGTGATCACCGAGTGAACATTGAAGCCGAGTCTGCCAAATTGAAGAGAGAATACCCTGACATGGATTTTTTAGATATCGTAAAGTTTGATACAGAATTGCGAGAGCTTAAGAAGAAGACAACCAAAAAAGTTGGAACACTTGTTCGTGAATTCGAACGTCGCAAAGCCTCTTACCAATATTCACGGTCACAAGAAGCTCGCACTGGAGTCATTGACCCAAACAAGCTTCACTCTTACAAGATGACCGATGAGATTTTTCTGAGCAAGTCAATCATCGCTGATGCTAAAAGCCACGGTATGATTTTTCTGATCGATTATTCCGGCTCCATGGGTTCGGTTCTGCCAGATGTTATTGAACAAACTCTCAATCTGGTTGAGTTCTGTAAGAAGGTTGGAATACCATTTGATGTTTACAGTTTCACAAATGCTTATTACACATCTTACGATGGTGAAATCACACCAACTGTCAATGAGATTGATTTGAGTGATGTGATTCTTATCCACCAGTTGAGTAGTTCAATGTCTAAAAGTGAATACACTGAATCGACCAACAATCTCTGGGCTCAATACTGGCTTCAGAAGTCTGGTCACTCACGCACTGTAGTTTGCTCTAAATACGAACGCCTCGGAGGAACACCACTTGACGCTGTTCTAACCATGATGTATACAATCGTTAAAGATTTTGTAGCCAAGCACAACGTTCAGAAGACAATGTTTGTCACCCTCACAGATGGTGATTCAAGCAGAGTTAATTTTAAATCTACAGGTGATCATATTTTTCGCAGTAACATGCGAATTCAACTGGGTAACTCCACAGTAAGAATTAATAGTTACAATGGCACAGTTGGTTTTACCGAACTGATCGGAACTATTCCTTCTGTAACGACAATGGCATTCTTTCTTCCTAATTCCAAACACGCCATGACTTATAAGATTCGTGCATCGGTTGGCAACGGCTTTGCCTCCAAGAGTTCAACAGAATACAAGAAAGCAATGAAGACACATAAAAAGGACGGCTTTGTTGAGATCGAAAATGCTATGGGTTATGATTCATATTTCATCTTAAGCCCAGATGTTAAGATCGAAGATGAAGAATTCACATATAACTCAAAAGACGAGATCTCAACATCTCGGAAGGCTCAGACAGCTCTTGCCAAGGAATTCTCTAAACACAATATCGAGTCTAAGAAAAACCGAGTTCTAATGAGTCGAATCGCCATGAAAGTGGCTTAACCCGAAGTGAAAAGCAATCCGAACCCTTTAACTATCAATGACTTATGACTTTTACAACCACAACCAAAACTGAGTCATAAGTCATTGATAATCAGACAGATAAGACCATTGACAGATCCTCTAAAATAGGATATAATATACATATAAGATTGAGAAAGACCAAATATACTATGAAAACTATGCTAAACACAACTGAAATCACCCGCCTCCACACTGAATTTTCCAACACCTCTGATGGTGTTCGAATCGGTGAAATTACTGATCGTGCCGAAATGATCGGCTTGCCTCGAAAGTCAACATATAAGACAGTGAAGAATATCTTCATCACTGGGGCCAAACGTGGATTATACCACTTCCCTGCTGCCAATGTGGCAGTCAAAAGTGCTCCGGCTCCGGCTCCAGCCGCTGCTCCGGCTCCGGCTCCAGCCGAGACATTCAAGAATGCAATGTCCGTGTCCTCAATTTCCGATGACGAGATTTATATCCCGGCTATCGACCCGACATTTGTGAAGTGGGGTGAATACAAGACTGTGTTTAAGGCCCTTGAGTCTAAACTGTTTTTTCCTCTTTATATCTCAGGTATGTCTGGCAATGGTAAGACGTTCATGGTTGAACAAGCTTGTGCCAAAGCCAAGCGTGAATATGTCCGAGTCCAAATCTCACCCGAGACTGACGAGGATGATTTGATCGGAGGTTTTCGACTGATCAATGGCGAAACTGTTTTCCAAAAGGGACCAGTGATGAAAGCCATGGAACGTGGATGTGTTCTTCTCATTGATGAGATTGACCGTGCTACCAATAAGATCATGTGCCTCCAAGGTGTGCTTGAAGGTAACCCAGTTCTTCTAAAGAAGACTGGCGAAGTGATCGTCCCAGCTCCCGGTTTCACCGTGATCGCCACAGCAAATACTAAGGGTCGCGGCTCCGATGATGGACGCTATTCGGCTGCCACCATTATTGATGATGCTTTCCTTGAGCGATTTGTAGCCACGATCGATCAAACATATCCGTCCCCATCCATTGAAACAAAAATCTTGGCTAAGCACGCCATCAAATATGATGTCGATGATAAAACTTTCATTGAAAAACTTATCGCCTGGGCATCTGTGATTCGCAAAACCTTCGATGAAGATGCTATCGATGATGTTATTTCCACTCGCCGACTATGTCACATCGTGAAATGCTTTTCGATCTTTTCTGATCGCATCAAGGCTATCGAACTCTGTGTCAATCGATTCGATGAAGAAACTCGCTCAGCCTTCCTTGACCTTTATACTAAAATTGATGAGTCAACCCCGACAATGGAGGAACTCATGAACGGCACCGATACTACCGCCGACGAAGAAGAAATGTATCCATAGACGTAATAAGTCAAACTCAATCGGGCGCCCCTCTTTGGTCGGAGGGGTGCCCATAATTTTAAAAAAACCTAAGTGAAAAAATCTAATACAAATAACAAAACCGCAGGAGTGAAATATGATAATGGGAAACCAGAATATGGATTGCTACCCGCCAATGCGCTCGAAGAGGTCGTGAAAGTTCTGACTTTCGGCGCTAATAAATATGATCGTGATAATTGGAAGAAGCTTGATAATCTAAAATCAAGATACTTCGATGCCTCTCAAAGACACTCTTGGGCTGTTAAACGTGGTGAAGATGAAGACCCAGAGTCTGGTTATCATCACGTTGCACATTCTATAGCATGTTTGCTTTTTTATCTTGAAAGTGAGCTGAATTCTGATATAATACTAAATGATGAAACTAAATAATAAAACAATCGATATCCTCCGAAACTTCGGAATGATTCAACCTAACCTCGTAGTTGAGTCTGGCTCAACTATTTCCACACTGGCGGAAGCAAAGCATATTATGGCTGAAGCTCAGATCGATGAAACGTTCGATTCTGGGTTTGGAATCTATGATCTAAATGAATTCCTTTCTGCGCACTCTCTTCTAGAAGGCCCAGAACTTGATTTCGCTGAAAGTCATGTCATTCTTAAGTCAGGTAACGCTAAGGTAAAATACCACTTTGCCGATACCGAGATTCTTACTAAGAAGACTCAAGCGATTCAGATGCCTCCTGCGGATTTGTCTTTCACATTCACAGAAGCGAATATTAATAATATTCGTAAGGCAGCTTCAAGCCTTAATCTGGATTCTCCAACACTATCACTAATTGTTGAAGATGGTAATATTGTAGCCCGAGTCCTTTGTACTCAAAATCCATCTTCCAATAGCTATTCATTGGTCATTGGTAAATATGATGGAGATGATACAGAAGCAGATTATCGATTCAACATTGATAACCTGAAACTTATTAGTGGTGACTATAATGTGGATATCACCAACAAACTAATTTCCAACTGGAAACACGAAACAGTAAGTGTGCAATACTGGATTGCGCTTGATAAAACATCAACAGTATAATAATATGAGTGAAGAAAACCAAACAGAAACAGAAGCAGTAAAACCAGATGTCAGCCTCAACGATTTTATCGTGATGGTTAAGCTGATTGATATCTGCTCAAAACGTGGAGCATTCGAAGGCCCCGAATTAAAAGATGTGGGTACTCTTCGAGGTCGACTATCAGAGTTTGTTGAATATCACAAACCCGAAGAGCCAGAGCCAGAAGAAGAGCCAAGTGCCGAAGAAGAATAAATGATACTATGGTGGGTGTTTGAGTGATATCAGACACCCACCATCTTAATCTTGACCCGCCAAACTTATTACTATATTATACATTATATGAAAGAAAATTTACTATGGGTGGAGAAATACAGACCTCAAAAGATTGAGGATTGTGTTCTACCACAAAAACTGAAAAAGACATTTACCGAGTTTGTTAAGAATTCCGATATTCCTAATATCATTCTAGCTGGTCCCGCAGGGACTGGAAAGACTACGATCGCCAGAGCATTGTGTAATGAATTAGGACTTGACTGTCTGCTCATTAATGCCTCGGAGGAAAGTGGTATCGACACCCTTCGCAATAAAATTAAGCAGTTTGCTTCTTCAATGTCCCTTGATATGGAAAAGAAGTATAAAGTGGTTATTCTCGATGAGGCTGATTATCTAAATGCGCAATCTACACAGCCTGCGCTCCGCGGATTCATTGAAGAGTTTTCTGGTAACTGCCGATTTATTCTCACTTGTAATTTCAAGAATCGTATTATCGAGCCACTCCATTCTCGATGCACGGTTATTGATTTCAATGAAGTGAAAATTAACGATCCGAAACTGGCCGCGACCTTTATGAAGCGTCTCCAGTTCATTCTAAAAGAACAGGGTGTTGAATTCAACAATCAAGCAATCGCTAATCTGATTATGAAACATGCACCAGACTGGCGCCGTGTTATCAATGAATGTCAGAGATATTCAACTTCTGGCACACTCTCACCTGAGATTGTTACTACAGGAGAATCAGAAATCAAAGAGTTGGTGAAACATCTAAAAGAGAAAGATTTCCGTCAGATGCGAGCCTGGGCAGCAGCAAACTCCGACATTGATTCTTCAGTAGTCTTTCGACGGATTTATGATTCAGCATATGATATCCTTGAATCTCAATCGATTCCGCCCGCGATTCTAATCTTGGCTGACTATCAATATAAAGCAGCATTCGTAAGTGATCGTGAATTAAACTTAGTTGCTTGTCTCACAGAGATTATGGGAACTGCAAAATTCAAATAATGAAATTTACACTTAATACCACAGTAAAAGATATCCGCGAGAATACTGAATTAAAGTCTTTAGAGGAATATCCTGTTCAGATCACAACAGATTCATATTACTTGCGAATGGGTAAATGTAAAGATTGGTTTTATGTTGAATGGGATAAAGATAATTATTTCACGGAAATGTTCAATCAAAACAGATTAGGCTCAACAGATACAGTAGAAAATGTGATGAATAAAATTAAAGAATATAAAGAGCAAAATAGTTCAGGTAAACATGCCTTCTATTTCTCAGAATTCTTTTTTGGTTAAATTAAAAAATATATTATGGAAGACAAAATTAAGAAAGTGATAGATTGGATGCCAGTGATGGATATCCCAACAGCTCAGAGTGACAAATTCAACAAACTTGGTGGAGAAATGAACTATGACTCCGTTTGATTTCCTAAATTCAATTAATGAGAAGAAGAGTTATTTGTTTGATGATGTTCGGGCGGACAATTCTGGCGAAGCATCTGATCTAGATTCAGTGGATCGTCAATATCCTCCGTTCATGGTGAATCGTGGACTATCATATTTCGTTGACACAGTAATGCTGTCGAATGAGATGAATCAAAGATTTGGTCTTGCAAATAAGATGCAATATGATTTCTTATATCATGGTATTAGAAAGAAACGCAGGTTCTCTAAATGGCACAAGAAGGAGAAAGATACAAAAGACATTGAATTGATCAAGGAGGCATATTCATATAATCGTGAAAGAGCCGAAGAGGTTTATGACATGATTGATATCAAACAACTTCGCAAAGATATGGATAAGGGTGGTATGAAAAAAAGATAATGTATAAATACATTCATAAGATAAACAAAATAATACTATGAATGAAGATGACATTATAAAATGGACACCCGATGATATGCTTGAGGTTCTCTTATCAGAGCCTGACGACTTTCTTAAAATTAAAGAAACACTTACACGAATTGGTGTTTCATCAAAGAAGGATCAGAATACACTATATCAAAGTTGTCATATATTACATAAACAGGGACGATATTTCATTGTACACTTTAAAGAACTCTTTATGCTTGATGGTAAACCATCGAACTTCACAAGAGATGATTTGACTCGAAGGAATACCATCACAACACTATTATCCGATTGGGGTTTACTCAATATCATTGATGAATCAAAGTCTGAAGAGAAGACTACATTAAGGAGTATTAAAATCATTTCCCATCGTGATAAACGTGAGTGGCATTTAGAATCAAAATACACCATTGGAAACACGAAGCCTCAACATTCATAGATGAAAGCATATTTCAAGACAGAGCTCAAAGCAACAGTTTCAGGTTATTTTGATGGTAACAAATTCATTCGTACAGTTACTCTGTTAGAAGATTTAGTATTCTATACAAAGTCAGGTGATTCTATCACTGTTCCTAAGGGATTTGAGAGTGATGGAGCAAGCGTGCCTAAACTACTTTGGTCAGCCTTTCCACCGTTTGACACATATCTACCTGCAGCGGTCGTACACGATATTCTATGTGTACAAGGTCATAACGATAAGTGTTTATACACATCAGTAGAAGCAGCTAATATTTTCTATGAAGCAATGCGAGTGTGCGGAGTTGGAAGAACTAAAGCGCTCGCGATGTATTATGCAGTGCGTTACTTCGGTCCTAAATGGAAATAAACTAAATCTGTAATTTCAATTCGATATAAATAACATATATACATGGCTTGGCAAAATATACCTAATAATCCATACTGGCAATATGACGACGCTCCACTTGACCCAGGTGGGACAGATACTGCTCTGTGGGCAACTAGCACAAACGGCGTTCGAACAAGCGTTAGAGGTGAGGAAATCTATGTTAATTGTAGACATAAACTTCTACATCCAACACAAGATTCTTTTCCAAATGAAATAAATAAAACATTTTGGTCACCTGCCTGATCCAAAGATTTTATCATCGCAGTATAAATAAACTTTTAAGGTAACACGCTGTTACTTTAAATGAGATGCCCTCGGGGTCTCACAATAACATAACCCTGCCTAATAGGAGGAACAATAAATGACACAATACACAATCCCACGTTCGTGGACAATTGGTTTTGATTCTATCTTTGATAGACTTGAAAGCACACAATTAAACAACTCGACTTATCCGCCTCACAATGTAGTGAAGCATACCGATACGAGTTTTGAAATCGCACTAGCAGTTGCTGGTTTCAGTGATAAAGACCTTGATGTAACACTCGAAAAGAGTATCCTTACGATTGAAGGTGATAACGTAGCGCTCAACGGCGATAAGGAATATATCCATAAGGGTATTGCTACACGTAAGTTCAAGAAGCAATTTGATCTTGCTGAGCATATTAGAGTTGAACACGTTAGTATTACTGATGGTATTCTCTCGGTGTATCTTGAAAAAGAGGTACCAGAAGAACTTCAGCCTAAGAAGTTTACAATTCTTCAAGCAGCTCCTGGCGATCCAGAGTTCTTGACTGAATAAATCTGTTCTCACGATCGTCCTCTCTCATCTTCGGGTGATGATGGCCCTTGAGACTTCTTCGGTCTTTCCCTCTTTCGCCAAAAGTAAAGGGGACCTTTTAATTTGACATATCACATCACTGTGATATAATACCATTATATTATGATAACAGGCTTCTACACATCAGTTGAAAAACAATCCAACTTCCTTCTATATCGCGGATATAATGATGAAGGAAACAGAGTAAAACAAAAGGTTAAATTTAAGCCTACTTACTATTTGGACTCTAAGCATCAGAATCCAAAATACAAAGGACTTGATCGTGCGCCGATCGATCCAATGACATTCAATTCTATGTCAGATGCGAATGAATTCGCCAGAACATATGATGGTGTTAGTACATTTAAGATATATGGTAACTCTCGCCACGTCCCAGCTTTCATTCAAACACAATTCCCTAATGAGATTTCTTTCAAACGTGATCTTATTGATATAGGTAATATTGATATTGAAACAGCCTTCGGTGATGGATTTCCAGATTGCGATAATCCTGTTAATGAGATTCTTACAATTGCATACAAGAGTTCAAAAGATGACACATATCGTGTCTGGGGTCTAAAACCCTATGATGAGACACAATCACAGCGTGACGTAAAAATTGATTACATGCAATTTGGTTCTGAGGAGAAGATGCTGTTGCATTTCATTGATTGGTGGGCCAACCCAGAGAATACACCAGATGTCATTACAGGATGGAATATTAGATTCTTTGATATTCCATATATGGTTGCTAGAATGACACATCTACTAGGTGAACAAAATACTAAACGACTATCACCATGGGGTTCTATTCGAATCGGTGAAGTGAAGTTTATGGGTAATTCTCAGCGAGTGGTTACTCTATCTGGTGTGGCGCAACTTGACTATATGGATCTCTTCAAGAAATTTGCTTATACATACGGCAACCAAGAATCTTATTCATTGAATCATATTGCAAGTGTTGTGCTTGGTGAGAAGAAACTTGACTACTCTGAGGTTGGCTCTCTTAGAAATCTATATGATGCAGACTACCAGATGTTTGTTGATTATAACATTAAGGATGTCGAACTCATTGAAAGATTCGAAGAAAAGATGGGTTTGATTACTTTGGTTATTACCACAGCATACATTGGTGGTGTAAACTATACAGATACCCTTGGTACAACGGCAATATGGGATTCAATTATCTATCGTCGATTGATGAGAGAAAGAACAGTTCCTGGTCTTACTCAGGCACCCGCAAGTAATTATGATATTAAATCTGGTAAGAGTAGAATTGCTGGTGGATATGTAAAAGAAGTTGTTCAAGGTATGTCTGAATGGGTAATGTCTTTTGACTTGAATTCACTATATCCGAATATTATTATTCAGAATAATATGTCACCAGAGACTCTGATACCGCACTCATTTGTTAATAGTGTTGTCCCTGATATTCTAATCAACACTGACAAGAAAGCCCCAGAGGGTGTTGCTATGGCAGGTAATGGTTCTGTATATCGGAAAGATGTGAAGGGTATCATTCCAGAGATTGTTGAAGAACTTTACACCAAGCGAGTGGAGATTAAGAAAAGAACAATTGAATTTAAAAAGAAACTGGCTAAAGATGAGAGCAATGAATCTCTTATTCGTGAAGTGACTCGAAATGAAACTCTTCAGATGGCTGTTAAGATTCTTCTCAACTCTCTTTACGGTGCCATTGCTAATGAACACTTTCGTTATTATGATCCGCAGATTGCAGAGGGTGTTACCTTAACTGGACAGACTATTATTAGAACAGCAGAGAAGGCTGTAAACACAGAGATTAAGAAGTTTCTCAATGAATCTGATTCAAAGGATCGAGTCATTGCCATCGACACGGACTCGGTTTATATTACAGCCAAGGATATCATTGACAAATTTAAACCCAATGATCCTGTCAACTTCCTAGATGAATTTGCAAATCGTGTTATTGAGCCAGCCCTCAATCGAACATTTGAAGAATACGCTGAGAAGACAGGTGCTTATTCTAATCGAATGGTCATGGCTCGCGAGGCTATTGCTGATCGTGGTATTTGGACTGCCAAGAAAAGATATATCCTTAATGTTCACAATAATGAGGGTGTTCAATATGCCGAACCTAAGATTAAGATGATGGGTATTGAGGCGATCAAATCTTCGACACCTCAGGTATGCCGAGAAGCCATGAAAGAGATCTTCAAGGTTATTATGACTGGCAGTGAAGAAAAGACCCAAGATGCAATTGCTCTCTTTAAGGAGCACTTCAAGACACTATCACCTGACATGATCGCATTCCCACGTGGTGTGTCTGATACTACTAAATGGATGGATAAGGATGTTATCTATTCCAAAGGAACTCCGATGCATGTAAGGGCTGCCCTACTTTATAATCACCATGTGAAAAAGAATGCTCTTGACAATGAATATGAACTCATCTATAATGGTGATAAAATTAAGTATATCTATCTCATGTTACCAAATCCTGTAAAGGAAAACATCTTTGGTTTCAAGGAAAGATTTCCTAATGAACTTAAACTCAACAAATACATAAATTATGAACTACAATTTAGGAAGTCATTCATTGAACCGCTAAATATGATACTAGAAACATTGAACTGGTCTGATGAGAAACGTGTATCACTACAAGACTTCTTCTGCTAAAATTATGATTGATAAAATATACATTCCAACAGCCTGCCGAGTAGATAATCAGGTTACATATAATAACCTCCCTAAAGAACTTCAAAAGAAAGTTGTATTTGTTGTTCAAGAATGGGAACGTGATCAATATAAGTATGATGCTGAATATCTGGTGCTTCAACCTGATATCAAGATAGGTACTAAGAATGCACTATCACGTACCCGAAAGGTTATCTATGAGGCTGCTAAAGATGAACGATATGCAATGTTGGATGATGATCTACATTTCAAACGACGCAATTCTAAATATTGGAATGGTGTATCTAATATGGAAAAATCTTCAAGGGTTTGCACCGATGATGATGTGCTTGAGATGTTCGAAACATATGATAGTTGGTTAGATGATGGTGTAACATTCTGTGGTTGTGCACAACAAAATAATCCACCGTTTCATAATATCTCTGAAGATAATCGTGCAATGTCTTCTTGCTACTGGATCAATGGCACTGACTGGGCCGACAAGATTGATGAGATGCGATTGGATGAGACCCGAGTCGCGCAGGATGTTCTTCTTATCATTGGTCTGCTGAGTCGTGGCTTCCGCAATCGTGTTAGTAATGAATTCATCTTTGCCAACCAGAGTATTGCATCCAAGAAAGAAACAAGTATTCATTGGGATCAGACTGAATTCGATGAAGTACATGAGAATCATAAACTGATTGAATCAATGTATCCAAAGTATTTTAAGATTCTATATGACGAGAATGGTGATCGTGTGCCAGGTGGTTTCCGAGATTTTGGTAAGACTTCTGTGAAATGGTCTCAGTCATATAAAGATTCACAAGTGAATACTTTATTCTAGCATTGACATAGATATAAAAACCATATATAATAATATCATGTCTAATTTAAATCAACCAAAATATCCGATCTACATCATTTCGAAGGGTCGTGCAGATACCCGATTTACATCTCGGTCACTTGAGATGATGAAGGTTCCATATCGTATTGTTATCGAAGAATCGGAGTTCGAGGCTTATAATAAACATATTGACACTGAGAAGATTTTAACTCTTCCAAAGGATTTTCGTGAGAATCCAAAGTATGCTCGTCGATGTGAAGCGACAGGACTTCTAGGTGGTTCTATCCCAGCACGAAACTTTGTATGGGAACATTCTATCAAAGAGGGTCACGATCGGCACTGGATTCTAGATGATAATATCCGAGACTTCTTTAGGTTTAATAATAATCGTCGCCGACGTGTTAATACTGGTGGAACATTTAGAGCGTGTGAAGACTTCGTTGATCGATATAAGAATGTGAAGATGGCTGGTATGAATTACACATACTTTGTTGTTCCATCTGAGAATGCTATCTATAAAAAGCCGTATTACCTGAATTCACGAATCTACAGTTGTATCCTTCTATCGAATGATATTGACTATAGATGGAGAGGTCGATATAATGAGGACACCGATTTATCATTAAGAATTTTAAAAGACCGACACTGTACAATGCTATTCAATGCCTTCCTTTGTGGAAAGATCACAACTCTTAGTATGAAGGGTGGTAATACAGAAGAAGTCTATAACTTCAATGCTGATGGAAAGGACTATGATGATCGCCATGAATTTGCAAAGTCTCTTCAAGATCAACATCCAGACATCACTGCGATTGTTAAGAAATTTAATAGATGGCATCACCATGTGGATTATTCAGGTTTCATTCAGAAGCCTATATACAAAGATGATATCACACCGCAATTTGGGATTAATGATTATGGTATGACATATCGGAAACCAACAGCCGAAGAAACAGCAACAATTGAATCTTATTGGGAATGAAAAAGAATACTAGAAATACAAATGATACAGAGAATAATATCTTTGACCGTGCACAGGATAAGCAAAATGTTTTTCATGGCTGGTGGGGTATGCCTGAATATTCACACCAAGTATATGCTTACTGCGTTGCAGATTTCTATTTCGAGACCGATGAAGATCTTCAAGACTTCCGAGAAAGAACAGGTATGGATATAACAGATAAAACAAAATCAACATGGTATCCAGATATGCCATACAATAAAGATGTAGATAATCGCTGGTTTGAAGGAGGTTCAGAATGAGAAAAGTAACAATTAGATTCCCGTCAGAGGCAGATATGATTGAGTTCGGTAAAAAGATCGACATTAATCACTTCGTGAAAAAGCCTAGCACATCCCAAAGACCTAGAGTGAAGGTTGTTTATAAGAAGCCTAGTAATAATTTGGAAGAGTTTTTCGGTTAATATGTTGTCTCTCACTTTATTCCGCAATATCTATGATAATAAGACCCATCGCAAGATGGAGTTCAATACATTGGAATCATTTGAGAAGTTGTTATATGATCTATCGACGCAGCCTGGTTATAAGCCGAAGAAGGGTGAGAGGAAAGATGGTTCACCTTTAATCACACCATCTAGCTTTGAGGCGAATACAACTAGAGCTAATAGAAATGTTGTTCAGTGGAATGGGTGGGCTGCACTTGATGTGGATGACTATGATGGTAACTTCGAAGATACAATAGAGAAGTTTAAATCGAATTACTTTATCTGCTATTCTTCCGCTTCCTCAACTAAAGAGAAGCCGAAGTTTCGTGTGATTCTACCTCTCACAGATTCAGTTCCTGCCGAAAAGATTCGACACTTTTGGCACGCATTGAATCACGAATTCGGATCTGTTGGTGATGCTCAAACAAAAGATTTAAGTAGAATGTATTATGTTCCTGCACAATACCCCAATGCTTATAACTTCATATTCACAAATAAAGCACCCTTACTGAATCCAACACAATTGATGGACAAACATGCCTTTGCTGACGGCTTCAAAAGTAGTTTTCAAGATAAGATGCCCGAACACATTCGTGAGAAGATAGCCGAGTATAAAAAAGATAGACTTACTAATGTTAGCATAAAGTGGTCTTCATATCATGATTGCCCCTTTGTTAATAAGCAGTTGGTTGCTGAATATCGAACAATCAATGAGGGAGGATGGTATCATAAAATGTTTCAGATAATGGTATCGATCTCAACAAAAGCACTCAGGGCTAAGTATCCGATAACCCCAGATGATGTATCTAAACTTTGTAGGGAAATCGATAGTGAGACTGGTGGGTGGTATAAATCCAGACCATTGACCCTAGAAGCATCCAGAGCCATCGATTTTTCGATGAAGAATGTGTAACCTGTTGAGTGTTAACACGTTGTGACTTTTGCTGTCACCTTTCATTCAGTTTTGTAACCCGTTGAGTATCAATCAGATATTACTATGTACAAATCCTTTAAAATAGGATATAATATACATATAAGATTGAGAAAGACCTATACTATGAAAATAACTGAAAAAGAAAAAACCGTCCTCCAACTCATTGCCCAAAATGAGATGAATCCTCTGAATTATGGAGTCCCCGAAATTGCTGATGATACTTACACCTGGTGTAATTGCATCGACGCTGGGTATATCTACGAACACATGACTCACCCGAGTCTGAAATCGATCCCAGGCACCGTTGCCTCCCTTGTCAAGAAAGGATTACTTATGACTAATGGAGAAACAATTGGTCATACTGAAGCCGGTTTCGCCATTTGGAAATCCGAAATCTATCGTGCTGATGAACAGTAATGATTGACTATTAACGGGTTATGACTTTAGAGATCTCTTCAGATTCAATTTCATAACCCGTTGATTATCAAGTGGATCAGACCGTTGACAAATGTCCCAAAATAGGATATAATATACATATAAGATTGAGAAAGACCTATACTATGAAAATTACTAAACAAATGGAAAATATCACCATCACTCACGCAGAATACCAAAAGATGTGGTTCGCTCTTCATGAGGGAATTATCACAGAGGAAGAATGGCGAGTGTTTTGCGATGCTCTTTTCGCTCAGACTCTTGAAGACAATAAGGATGTAATGGTTCGTCTAAAGAATCGCTAATTGGAACATCGATATAATATTATTATGAAAATTACTAAAGAAATGGAAAGTGCGCTCGACCGAGTGCTAAAAACAATCGTTGTTAATTACAACCGATTTATGAGTGGAGATGAAGAGCACGTCGTTGAGATGAGAGAAGAGTTCGCAAGAAGTCTCAAATATGACATTGGAAATAAATACATTAAGATCAGCAAAAGTGGATCGGTTCATTCATTCATTGTTAATACTGATACTGATAAGAAGTTTGCTTATGGAGATATTTTAAAAGCAGCTAGTTGGGCCTCTCCAGCTCGAAACAAAGCCCGTGGAAGTGTATTCAATGATTCCGACATTGCAACTAAAATCTGCTGGACTGGAGTAAAATACTAATATGCCTCATACATATATTAAAACATATGATCTCTCAAAGGTTTGGCCCCCGAACGACACTATTCAGTTTTGTATGAAGAACAACTTCAGTCGAGGTCTCAAGTCTGATGAATATAATGATTCAAGTGTGATTAAGGAACAGCTAGAAGAGTCACTTAAAAATGATGAAGGATACCTCATTGTTGCACACGATGGAAACAAATACACTGGCTGGGGTATGGCATATAATAAGGATGTGGATCGGAAAAGTAAAGGCTTCCAATGTTATGTGATGCCACGCCAACGCCGAAAAGGAATTGGAACTCGCCTCCTTGAAAAAGCCTGCAGTCTTGTTGGTCGAGTAGAGGTATATGATCATGCAACTAGCAACAAGTTTTTTAAAGCAAATGGACTTACGAATAAGGAAGCTATCACAGGCAATCGATTAAAGAAAAAAGTATAATGAAAAAACCAAATACACGCCACGGCGGCCCTTATGATCGAGGAGCAGCAGACGCATACTACATGCGTGCGCCCAGACCACATTACTTCGTAAGAGATTCATACAATTCCCCGAAAGTGGAACAAGATAAGATGACCGAGGATGAAGTTAATCTATATCATGAGGGTTTCGAAAATCAGACATTCTTCAAAGAAAATTAATATGACAATGACAGCACAAGAACGCATGAAAGCTTGGAAAAATCTAAGTGAGCCAAAACCAGATTGGGAAACATTCAAACGAATGCTTCCATCTTGTAATAACAATCCACTAGTGGTACGAACACTATGGATAAGGAAGAACTCTCAAACCAAGGTGACAATTACCCAATAGACTATGAAAAAATTATACAGTACAGATTATGTTGTCATAAAGAATGGCGAACCAACCGAACCTCTAGATATCATCTACTCAGATGAATCAATCATCGAGATGGTGAATTCTGGCACAACGCCGCTATGTTCTGATGGAGAGCAATTTGTCAGTATGACTGATTTACCTTTAGAGTTACAACAAAAATATCTAAGCAAATTAACAGATTAAATAACAATATGGAAGATAGAGATATAAAAGAAGTATATGACAACATCTGCGTTGTCACTCGCGAAGATATTAATAAAGACGTTGATGGTGAAGTCCTCAATTTCCGACCCAACGAATTCCTAAAGGTTGTGATTGGCAAATCGGTGGCTCTTAATCTACAATATGAACCCTCACAGGGTGTGTATATTGGAGAGAAGTCAAAGATGCCATTCTTCTCAAAAGGACCAAAGAAATTAAAATAAGTATTTACATCCAAGTATAAACAGTATATAATAACACAATGAACTACGAACAACTAGAAGAAAAAGTAAATCAGTGGGCAGCCGATAAGGGTATTCTCGGAAAGGCAACCGCACTCACACAACTTGGTAAAACCCAAGAAGAGCTGGATGAAACTCGCCAAGCTCTTCTTGCTTTGGAATTCACTAAAGAAGATGATCATGATAATCAATTGAAAAGATCTGAAGTATTGGCTGAGGTTGAAGATGGTATTGGCGATATGCTAGTTACTATCATCATCTGCGCTAAGTTGGCAGGACTCAATTCAGTTGAATGTCTGGAAGCAGCTTATAATGTGATTAAGACTCGCACAGGTAAGATGGAGAATGGCGTCTTTGTTAAAGATGCTTAAGCACAATAATATATAATACTATGTCACTACTAGAAAAACTAAAAAAATCAAGCCGCACTGCAGGCGCAGAGATTCTATCTGAATCAAAGTTCTTTTCCGAAAAGGAAATGACTACAACATCGGTGCCGATGATTAACGTCGCACTCTCTGGTTCCACTAAAGGTGGTATCTCATCAGGTCTAACTGTTCTTGCTGGTCCAAGTAAGCACTTCAAAACATCGTTTGCCCTTTTGATGGCTGGCGCTTATATGAAGAAGCATAAGGATGCAGTTCTCATGTTCTATGATTCGGAGTTTGGATCACCTCAATCTTACTTTGAGAGTTTCGGCATTGATACATCTCGTGTACTACATACACCTGTTACTAATATTGAAGAACTCAAGTTTGATCTTGTTCACCAACTTACTGAAATCGATCGTAAGGATAAAGTGATGGTAGTGATTGATTCTATTGGTAATATTGCATCGAAGAAAGAAATTGATGATGCTGAAAACATGAAGTCAGTCGCTGATATGACCCGAGCAAAAGCTCTTAAAGGTCTATTCCGCATGATTACACCATTCTTGACACTCAAAGATATTCCTCTATTGGCTGTCAATCACACATATCAAACACAAGAGATGTTCTCAAAGGCAGTAGTTTCTGGTGGAACTGGTGTCATGTACAGTGCAAATGATGTATGGATCATTGGTCGTCGTCAAGAAAAGACTGGCACCGAAATCTCAGGTTATCACTTCATTATTAATATTGAGAAGTCTCGCTTTGTGAAGGAGAAGTCTAAGATTCCAATTAGTGTAAGTTGGGATGGAGGTATTGAGAAGTGGTCAGGTCTATTAGATCTTGCTCTTGAAACTGGCCACGTTGTCAAACCTAAGAATGGTTGGTATATGGCAATGAATCCTAATACACAGGAAGAGCTGAGTGGAAACCTTCGTGCTGCACAAACAATGACTGAAGAGTTTTGGACAAAGATCTTCGATAAGACAGACTTTGAGAAGTGCATCGAGAAACGATATAAGGTTGCTCATGTTTCTATGCTTGAAGAACTTCGTGCTAAAGATGAAACACTTACAAAGGAGGTTGTTGAAGATGGAGATTCCTAAGTACACAATGGTTGAAAAAGAAGACGTAGATTACTTCGGCTTCAAGATTCAAGAGGGGGAATATAAGGATGTTGTATATTTCTATGGTGAAGTGAAGATCGAAGAAAATGAAGAAGAGGACAACGCAGTCCTCAACTTCAATTATAAGATTGACAATGGAAATGAACAGTATAGTATAGAACAATTACAAGACTCTGTTAAGTTCAATGACTTAATGGGTGATATCCTAGCAACAATATTAGATACTGAAAATACAGAGAATGACAAAGGACTTACAGACGATAATTCTTAATAACTTAATATACAATGAAAACTTCACAAGAAAATCATTACCCCACTTAAAGGCTGAATACTTTGAGAAGTTTAATGCACCTGTATATAAGTTAATATTATCTTTTATAAGTACATACAATAAACTGCCTAATTCTGCGGCTCTAGAGATAGAGTTTCAGAATTCGGATCATGTTTCTCG